GCCGCAGGTGATGCCGCAGGCGCCGCAGCCGCAGGTGATGCCGCAGGCGAGGGCGACGGGGACGAGCTGGCCGGCGCAGCCGCAGGCGAAGGCGTGCAGGACGGCGACGACACGGGCGACGGCGAGGGCAAGGACAAGCCGACGCCGGTGGTCGACGAGGACGGCGTCGAATGGGGCGATGGCTGGGACGACCTGACGAAGGTCAAGACGCAGAAGGTCGACGACGAGCCGAAGCCGCCGCCGTCGCCGCGCGGTGCCTTCGAGGACATGACTGTCGAGGCCGACGACGCACCGGCACGCGACGGCGAGTGATCGCCTGAAACCCCGATCCGGCCAGGCCGGCGTTCTGAAAACGTGATGACCGAACTGCCTACCATCGGCCTCTACCTTCCCCCCAGCATTGCCCGGCAAGTCGGCACGACGATCACGCACCTCGTATACGGCGAGGAGCCTGCAGCAGGCGACCAGCTGATCGTGACGACCGACGGGGTGATCGGCGTGGCGAAGCTCGCGAAGACGGCGACGCCGATCAGCAAGGGCGTCCTCGAGCAGCACCAGGCGAAGCACGGGATCGATCGTCGGCTGCGCAAGGCGTGGTTCCCCGGCGGCGGCCAGGTGTGGCTGAAGGAGGTCGAGTCGTTCAAGGCCTTCGCGGAGCCCGTCGAGGTAGAGCTGAACGGCCACGGCTACGGCCAGATGTTCCACGTGAAACATGTTGACGCCGTGGAAATCGTTGAACTTTCAGACAAGGCCCTCCGTCTTTTGAAGTCCGCGCAGACGCTCGCGAGCGAGTTCGATGCGATGATGCCGACGCTGGCTGAAGACGTTGCGGGGAGGGCCGATGGCGCGACGCGCGCTCTGCTGTCGACACTGCCTGCGGCGGCAGACGCGCTCGCGTCAGAGCTGGGTCGGTTCCGGGTTCGGTCGACGCGCAAGGCCCAGCCGCGCGATCCCGAGATCGTGGTCAGCGAGCTACACACCACGCTGATGCAGCTCGCCGGCGACGTGCCCGATGACGCGACAACGCTGAAGGGCGCCCTGCTCGAAGGCCGTGACGCGACCGGCCTGCTGATGACGGTGATGCCGGCGCTGAAGCGAGAGCTGCCCGGCTTGAAGGTGCCCGATCCGATCTACCTGCTCGACCGATTCGAAGACGAGCGCGACGTCGGGTTCCTCTCTGGCAGCGAGCGGAAGGCACGGGCCGGCGTCGAGCAGGTTCTGCTGAACGAGCTGCAGATGAAGGAGGGCACGCCGGAGGCCTACGAGAAGCCGCAAGCCTGGGGCGTCGTGCGCCAGGGCGCCGCGCAGCTGGTCGACCTGGCAGACCTCGAACCGGAGAAGGTCGACCCCTTTACCCTGGCAGAGTTCAAGGAGCGGAAGGAGCCCAGGGTCTTCTTCATGCCGCTCGAACTGGTGCGGCGCTTCGAGCCACCACTGGAGCTGAAGCGTCCGGTGCGTGGTCGACGGTTCGCGCCGACGGTTGACCTTGATCGCGACGTGATGAAACAGGCAGAGCTGCCTGACCCGGTCGACCTGAAGCAGGCGACGCCCATCGAGCTGAAGCGCTTCGGCGACCGCGTGAACGGGATCTACGTCGGGCACTTCAAGGGGAACGACAAGATCACCGACGGCGGCTACAACCGCGAGGACACGGTGAACGCTTTCGTGTTCATCTTGGAGGAGGCAGAGCGCAGAGGCCTTGCCATGACCTTCGACGCCGATCTGGGGCGCGAGGCGAAGGCGCTGATGGGCAAGGTCGAGGCCGGCGTCGAGAAGCAGCTGCCCGACGGCCGCGGCGAGACGGCGCCGATCCGGCCCGGCACGAAGGCGACCGGCCTGCGACCGATCGCGCTCGACGAGGTCGTGCAGCACTTCGAGAAGTCGATGAAGCTGCGCGCGCCGATCGTCCACCTGGTCGGGTCGGTTTGTAACAAGGGCGTGACAGAGAACGACATCGACTTGCTGATCAGTGGTCCGCTCGACGACGGCCTGCGCCGCGTGATCGAGTTCAGGCTGGGCCGGGCGCTGCCCGGCGAGCTGTCGCAGCGCGCCTCCTTCTTGCACGACCCCGACCTGGGCGGCCCCTTCACGAATCACCTGCCGCTCTACGACCTGGTGCTGGTGCCGCACGGCGACGTGGCTGCGCGCGAGGTCATCGAAATGTCGGCGGTCGCGAAGGCCGACGATCCGCTGATGGATCTGCCGGCGAAACGAGGGCCGCGGCGCGTCGCGCTGCAGTATCACTTCAGAGGCAAGACGCTGCACGGCGACCTACGCATGAAGCTCGACGACTTCTTGATCGGCTGGACCCTGCTGCTGCAGAAGCCCGACCTGCCCCAGGTGAAGAACGTGGCCGAAGCAAAAGCAGCTGCGCGCACGTTCGACCCGGAGGGCAGCGAGACGAACAAGGACTTCGTGCCGCCAGAGGGCATACAGGCCACGCCGAAGAAGCGGCAGCCGGTGGCCTGGCTGCACCTTGAAGGCGACTTCATCGAGCCGGGCGAGGTCGGCGCGACTCGCAACTTGCCAGGCATCATCGCACCAGTGACCGACGCCGCGAAGTTTGTCGAGTGGGGCGTGCAAGAGCCGTTCTTCCATGAATACTTCTTGACCGGCGGCAAGAAGATGGTCGGCCGCCTGATGTTCAGGTTGCTGACTGGCTCGCGCCAGAGCGAGACCGACCTGCCCTTCTGGCGTGCGATCCTGTCGAAGGATCACCTGCCATCGATCCTGAACAGGCGCAGCGTCAATCGCAAGCGCATGCCGCCCGACGGCTACAGCTGGATCCCGACGTCACTCGAACGAGTCACGCCGAAGGAGTTCAGATACTGGGAGCAGAAGGGGCAGAAGGCGCGCGAGGTGCGCGACGCCCTGGTCGACGCCAGGTTCTTCACCAGCGACAACGTGAAGATCGTGAACGGCCAGTTCGCTCGCGTCGAGGAGACGAAGAAGACCTACCTGTTCGTGCCCGATGGCATGACGCAGGCCGACGTGCTGAAGGCGCCGCGCAGCGTGCCCTTCGTGTTCAGCTACCAGGCATGGAAGGGGCAGACGGTCGTGCGCGCCGGGCCGTCGCGCGAGGTCTGGCACTTGGCGTTCAAGGTCCCCGGCGCCGGCGTCGTCGACTTCCAGCTGCAGGGCGATCCCTCCGTCGGCGAGCGGCTGACGGCCGTGCGCAAGCCGATGAAGGGCGACGAGCTGATGACGCTCGAGGGCGACGTCGAGCCTGGCAAGAGCTACAGCGGCGACGTGCTGAACGACACGAAGGCGACGCCGTCGCACATCGAGATCAAGGGCAAGGGCACGGCCACGCTGCTCGAAGAAGCCGACGGCGTGATCAGGTTTCAGGTGCAGGGTGGACCGCTGCGTGGCGTGCATGTGCTGTCGGCAGAGGAGGAGGCCGGCGACATCTGGATCTACGAGAAGTCGGAGGGGCCGGGGCAGGCGCGCAAGGCGGCGCCGACGATGCGCGGCGACGTGCAGGTCTGGGATCCGGCGAAGATCCCAGACGACAGCGACCGCTCGAACGACCGGCTGAAGTTCAGGCCGCCGGCTTTCATCAAACCCCAGAAGGTCGCGCCGCGGAAGACGAACCAGTTCAACACCATCGACGAAATGATCGAGCGCTTCGCCACGGAGGCGAACCTGCGCGAGGGCATCGTGGTCGAGCCGAAGTGGAACGGCTTCAGACTGGAGGGCCAGAGCTGGGGCGACGCTACGCTGATCTATACGGAGGACGAGTGGCGCGACCTGTCGTCCACGCTGCCCGGCCTGGCGAAGGATCTGCGCGAGCTGCGTGGCCCGGTCGCACTCGACGGCGAGGGCATGGCCGTAGACGAGAAGGGGAACCCGGTCGCGCGACGTGACCTGGCCAGGTTCCACGGCAAGACGCCGGTCGACGACTCTGACTTCCGCTTCAAGGTATTCAACGGCCTGTTCTTGCCGCGCGGCGGCAACGCCCTGGCCGACGGCTACCTGGCACAGAAGAAGAAGCTGGCGACCTATCTGCGCAGCGTCAAGTCGAAGCGCATCGAGCTGACGCCGCACAAGGTCGCGCACACAATCAGCGATCTGAAGAAGGCCGTGGCCTGGGCCGCGAAGGAGCCGGGCAGCGAAGGTGCGATGCTGAAGCTGGCCGATTCGACCTACTCGCTGGGCGGCGAAAACGCGGGCTGGGCGAAGCTGAAGGTGCAGCGCACCATCACTGCGATCGTGCAGAGCCGCGATCCCGTCGAGGGCTCGCCTGGTGTCTGGAACTACACGATGGCCGTCGGTCCCGTCAGCGAGCCCGACAGGTGGAAGAATGTCGTCGAGATCGGCGGCAAGAAGTACACGGTGATCGGCAACACCGGCAACTCGAAGGTGAACGCGAAGCCCGGCGACACGCTGGCCGTGAACGTGTTGGAGCTGTTGTTCGAGCGCGACGCCCAGGGCAAGAAGCGCTTGACCTGGTTCGGGCCGCCGGCAGTCGAGAGCGAGGAGCCGATGAAGGGTAGCCCGTTCTTGACCGACCGGGTCATCGGCATGCTAGAACGCAGCGAGCTGAAGAAGCACACCGATCAGATCATCAGCCAGGCCAGGATCCTGAAGGTCGCAGAGCCCGAAGACGAAGAGGAGCGGATCGTATTTGGCGAGGTGCTGGTGCCGAACGTCACGGGCAAGGAGGGGCCAGACTCGCAGGGCGACACCTACGACGAGAAGGACGTCGAGGAGGCGGCCTTCTGGTTCATGGAGAACGGGCAGCGGCATAGCCTGATGCACGAGGAGTTCATCGAGGGCAAGGTGCGCCTACTCGAGAGCTACTGCGCGCCGGTGGCGATGAAGTTGAAGGACATGGACGGCAAGGTGCGGGAGATCCCTAAGAAGACCTGGCTGATGCGGCTGCGCATTGTAGACGACGACCTCTGGGAGAAGGTACAGAGCGGAGAGTTGACCGGGTTCTCGATCGGTGGTAGTGGAGAAAGAACGAGGGTTGCGTGAACGAATCCGTCCACAAGATGCAGAAGCTGGTCAAGGCCGGCGAGGTCTTCAGGCTTCAAGACATCCAGCCAGTCGAAGTCGGGATCGTGGATCGTGCAGCGAACAAGAAGAAGTGGATCCTGATCAAGCGAGACGAGCAGGAGGGCAGCATGGCCGCAGAGCGCACCGAAGTCGTGGACCAGGGAGATGGGCAGATGGCGGTCGCAGACCAGGCCGACGGCGCAGCCGACGAGACCGTGGTCAAGTTCGAGCTGTCGCTGCCGGCTGCCGTCAAGAGCGAGCTGGGCGAGAAGCTGCAGGGCGCCGTCGAACGCCTGCTCGAAGTCGCGAACAGCGTGCGGACGGCGAAGGAGGCCGACGACGGCAAGCCCTCTGCGGAGCTAGTCGGCGAGCTGCGCGGCGTGCAGACCACGCTGGCAGAGGTCGACAAGGTTCTGCACCCCGACGAGGACGGTGCCCAGGAGGGCGCAGAAGGCGCCAAGGGCAGCGCCGCGGCCGCCCGGGCTGCAGGGGTCGGCAAGGGCGAGGACGGCCAGCAGGAGCCGGCCGACGGCCTCGACGGCACCAGCGAGGAGACCCTGCGCAAGGCGGCAGAGACGCACGCCTCGATCCTGACAGAGAAGATCGAGGCGATCGAGAAGCTGGCCGGCGAGATCGCCGACGCGACCGGCATGACGATCGAAGACCTCGATGCGAAGCTCTGCTCGATGTCCGATCTGCAATGGCAGCTCGACGACGCTGCGACCGTGGTGAACGTGAACAAGATCCTGAAAAGCGACGTCACGGAATCCAAGGAGGAGGCTGGCTCTGACAGCGAGGTCACGACCGACTTCGATGCAACGGTGATCAAGGTCGCCCAGCTGCACGCGCAGCTGCTGAAGGAGCGCATCGAGGTGATCAAGAAGATCGCGAAGGACGTGGCCGACAACGCGAAGACGATGGAGCTGAAGGATCTGAAGATGAAGATCCGCAAGCTGCGCTCGATGGGATGGGGCCTGCACGACGTCGCGGAGATCGTCAACCTGGGCAAGCGCGACGAGAGCGCCAGCGACCAGGCCGACGACGAGCTGCCTCCCGTGGCCGGCCTGACCGAGGACGAGATCGCGGCCATCGCGAAGGGCGACATGGAAGCCATCCAGAAGATCGGCCGCAAGATGTCGGCCGCCAGGCTGAAGGAGTTCAAGAAGGGCATCGAGACCGTCGAGCAGGTCATGAAGATCATGGCGGCGATCTGGGACGACCTGCAGCCTGCGGAGAAGAAGGGCGTCGCGAAGCGCGCCCTGGCCGACATGGGCATCACGATGGATGCCCCCTACCAGAAGACAAACGCCGGTGCTGGCGTTCAGCTCGATCCCGAAGCAGTCGGGACGATGGCAGAGAACGCCGGGGCAGACGGCGCAGTTCAGCAAGAGCTTGCCCAGCTGCAGAAGAAGGTGCAGAAGCAGGAGGCCGACCTGACGAAGAAGCGCGAGGAGCTTCAGGCGTCGCAGGCACTGCTGAAGCGCATGGAGTCAACCGTCGAGGCGCCGACCAGCGCCACGCCGGAGGCGCCGGTTCAAGTTCGTAAGGGCGACGGTGATCGCGAGGCAGAGGTCGACTGGGGACTCGACATGAACGACCCCCACTACCTCCGCCGCATCGGTCAGGGCCAGGGGTAGTCGGGCTAGGGAGGCCGACGGACTATACGGACTTTAATCGTGGTTGACACCACCATCTTCCCAGGCTAGTCTGGTCCACGGATAGTCTGGCAGCAACGGAGGACGCAGTCATGGGCATGACCAACCGACAGATCCTGGAGAAGGCCGACACGGTCGTCAACGACCTGATCACCGGCGGCGGTTACATGGTGCCAGAGCAGGCGCGCAAGTTCCTGCGCATCATGATCGAGAGCAGCGTGCTGCTGCCGCAATGCACGGTGGTCGGCATGAAGCGGCCGAAGATGCTGATCGACAAGATCCGGTTCGCGAACCGGATCCTGCGGCCCGGCGTGGAGGCCCAGGCTCTGCCCGTGGCGCAGCGCGCCGCGCCCGACTTCAGCCAGGTCGAGCTGGACACGGTGCTGATCAAGGGCGAGGTGCGGATCTCGTCCGAGACGCTCGAGGACAACATCGAGCAGCAGGGCTTCAAGGACACGCTGCTGGCGCTGATCGCAGAGCGTGCCACGCTCGACGTCGAGGACCTGTCGATCAACGGCGACATCCTGAGCGCCGATCCCTACCTCGCCCTGCTCGATGGCGTGCGTAAGCAGATCACGTCGAACGTGCTGACCGTGGCACCGAAGGCGGCGATCTCGAAGACGCACCTGAAGGGCATGAAGAAGCTGATGCCCAACGAGTTCCTCCGCAACGAGAGGGCGATGCGCTACTTCACGTCGGTCGACGCCGTCACCGACTACCGTGATTTCCTGGCAGACAGGGCCACGGCCGTCGGCGACAAGTTCCTCGAAGGCACGGCCCCGGTGCTCTACCAGGGGATCCCGATGGGCGCGATCCCCAGGTTCCCCGAGAACCTGGGCGCCGGCACCGACGAGACGCAGATCATCCTGCTCGACCCGAAGAACATCTACGTCGGGTTCTGGCGGAAGATCACGATCGAGACCGACAAGGACATCAGCGCCGGGCAGTTGATCGTCGTGGTGACGTTGCGCATGGACGTCAAGCTCGCGCACGAGCCGGCCACGGTGAAGGCCACCGGCATCGAGGTCGCCTAGTCGTCTCGACCTGGTCTGCGTCGCTGACAGAAAACTGAACCGGGCAGGCACCATCGGGCGCCGCCCATGCTACGAACGAGAAGAAGGAGATCATCATGGCGGCAGGAGACCTCGTAACCATCCAGACCCCAGGCGGCAAGCCGTCGGCGCCGCTGTTCGTAGTCGAGGTCGACTACGAGGCGCTGGCCTACGTCAACCCCGGCGGCATCCCGGTCGACCTGACCGACTACATCCCGACCGGCGCCACGATCGTCGGGGTCCTCGTCGAGGACTACGAGAACACCGGCCTGATCGCGCGCTACGACAAGGTCGCGGAGACGCTGGTGTGCTTCGGGTCGAACGGCGCCGCCCCGGCCGCGCTCGCGGAGCTGCCGAATGCCAGCGCCCTGACCACGAACAAGCACTTCCGCTTGAACGTGATCTGCTACTGATCGAAGCAGCGGCAGACGGGGTCGGGACGTAGTCTGGCCCCTGTTCTATAACAGGAGGATCACATGTCGAAGAACGATTCCTGCCTCGCACGCCTGAACCCCTACGACCCGAAGCGCGGCCAGCTGAAGCAGAACTACGCTGTGCTGTCGGGCGCCTCGAAGCACATCAAGTTCGAGGCCGGCAACTGGTATCGGGTGAAGCTGCCCGTCGCCAAGTTCCTCGAGACGGTGCGCCAGGTCGAGGAGGATCCCGACTCGAAGCTCGCCTTCACCTTCGCGAAGGATCGCAAGGAGGCAGAGCAGATCGAGAAGCGCGAGAAGCTGGAGCGCGAGCGCGAGCTGGCCGGCGTCAGGTCGAGGGAGAAGCCCAGGCCGGCCATCACGGCCGAAGACCTGCTCGAAACGGAGCGCGTCTACCGCAACGAGGACGACGACTCGACCGACGAACTCGACGAGCTGGACGAGACCACGCCGGTCTCGTCCGTTCCCCCCGATGGCGAGGGCGAGGACGCAAACGACGGCGAAGGCCTCGATGACCTGTCAGGCAAGAGCACCGACGACGAGGTGCCAGACCTGAAGGGCATCGAGCGCTGGAACCGGGCGAAGCTGGTGAAGGTCGCCGGCGAGCTGGGTCTGAAGGCCGACAAGTCGATGACGGTGGCGAAGCTGCGCAAGGCCATCAGGCAGATCACCGGCTACGACGACTGACTCTGACCCCTGCATGGAGCAGCAGCGAGAGGGCCAGCAGTTTCGCACCAGTGACATCGCGCTGGCCGCCTACCTGATGATCAAAGGCCTGACCCTGGTCGAGGCCGGGCGCGAGGGCCGGCAACGCAACGGGCAACACTTCTACATCTTCGAGGATCCCGACGGTAAGGTGCCGAAGCTCTCGATCGAGTTCGTGAACTCCCCGGAGGCGAGCTACGATGCGGCGATGCGCAAGCTGAAGAAGATCGTCTACGGTTGATCTGGTCCGCGACTGCCGCTATAGTCATCGCAGATAAAGGAGCATCATCATGGCCGACGGCAAACTGTTCCCCCTCGAAGACCTCCCTGGTCAGTATTTCTCTGGTGCCCGGCGCATCACCGACGACGGAGGCGAGTTCCCCGGCCTGCCGTCGATGCTGAACGCGCTGCGCAAGATCGGCGGCGGCGAGGCCGGCGAGGGCACGATCCTGAACGGCACTGCCCTGATCGCCGTGGTCTTCGCCACGCCGTTCGAGGCCGGGACGACGGTGCGCGTGCTGGTCACTGCGAAGGCCGACCCCGGCGTCGGGAACAACGTCTGGCTGACCGCCATCAGCGAGACCGGGTTCACGATCAACACGACGGGCGCCGTCGGTGCCGACACGGCCTTCGACTACCTCGCCGTCGCGGAGTAGCCGCCTCCCCAGCGCCCTCCCTCCCCTGCAAGCCGCCTGATCCTTGCGTGCTACGGACCCCTGTGCAATACTGATTCCGAGTTCGATCAAGGAGGTGATCAGGTGGCTGAAACGACAGTAGTGGGCGCGACGCTGGGCGCCGCCTGGGCGAAGGTTCTCGACGCGATCGACAGCGATCGGAAGGGCGACCTGGTCGCCAATGTGGCCCCTGGTGCAGAGTTCGCCTACGTGGCGGCCCCGGCCCCTGGCGAGTTCTTCGGGCTCTCACTCTACCCTCAGGACGTGACGCTGCCGGCCTACAAGGATCTGTATGCCAGAGTCGCCGGCGGCGCAGTCGGCCCGGTCAACATCTACGGGCAGCTGGTCACGCAGCCCGTGCCGTAGCTCGAGGACGGGCGATGCCCAGTGAAGGCAGGCAGGCATGACGGCTCGCCTGGTCATCAGCGAACATGACCAGCTGGGCGGCCTGGGCGATGACGATCATGTCCAGTATCTTCTGCTGGCCGGTCGAGCTGGCGGCCAGACGGCGATCGGCGGCACGCTGACGACAGAGACGCTGGTGCTTCAAGACAACGTGGTCGACGCGAACCAGTTCACGCTGGGGCCTGGTCTGGTGAACGGTTTGTTGGATGGGCAGGCAGGTCAGCATGACTTTCAGTGCCGGCATATCGGGGTCGGCGTAAACGCAGCAGGCAACGGACACCTGATTCTAGGTGGAGAGTTCTTCACGGGCACGGGGAACAAGGTTGGCGTTGGGATGTTCCCCGCGTATATCTCCAGCGGCACCGGCAATCTCTACGGCGTGCAGGGGAACGTCTTCTTCGGCGGCTCTCTCTGGGGAGTAGGATCGAACATCAACGCCCTGCAATTCTATCCGGCTCCTGATTATCTGAACGGTGCGACCTCGTGGGGCAACGCAAACCTAAACTTGATCGGTATCACGACAGGCGGCTGCATAAATATCTTCACAAGGACGATCAATTGCAACGCGCTGCTGGGCATTTCGGTGACGACCCTGGCCGCCATTTTTGGCGGGCCGGGCAGTGTGTCAGCGAACAGGGCAACGGCGATAGAAGTTACAACGCCGGTTGCAACCACCGGAATCATCGCGGTGCAGACGGGGATCGAGATTCAGCCACAACTCCACGGGACCGTGAACCAAGGGCTGTGGATGGGGGGGGACGGCGCAGGCTCGGACATCGTTTTGGGAGCAGGCAAGGATGCCCGTATCTTCTACGACGGCACGAACCTGATCATCGACCCCGACAACGTCGGCACCGGCCGGGTCTACATCGGTGTGACTGGCGACGACGACCTGCTGGTCAATAACCTCTATGTGCAGGAGTACATCTACCACGAGGGGGATGCAGATACCTACATCCGGTTCACCGGCGATCAGATAGACGCCGTAGCCGGGAACGCCGCCATGCTTCGACTCGCTGAAACCGATGTGCAGGACTTTGTTTCGATCAACCCGACTTCTGCCGACATCGACTTTCGAGTGCAGGGTGATACAGGTCGTGTTATCGATGTGGACGCGGCGATCGATGGCCTGGGCTTTTACGGGGCGACCCCGGTGGCGAAGTCGGCCACGTACACGCCCACGAACGTCACGACCGACAGGAGCTACGACGCCGACTCGACCTCGATCGACGAGGTGGCCGACGTATTGGGCACGTTGATCGCCGACCTGAAGGCGGTGGGGATTATCGGATGAGTCACCGACTAGGAGAACTAAACACTAACCTGGCCGTGGAGGTTGTGGCCGACCAGAACTTCGACGAGGTCACTGGACAGTCCACGACGTCGGCAACGCTGGAGGACATCCCCGGACTGACGTTCAATTTGACGATTCCAGCCGGGCTCCCTAGCACAGCCGTCATCAGGGCGAGCATGGCCGTGCAGTGCAGCACGACGGGAGGCTCGCCTGCGACAGGTGCATGGGCAATCAACATCGCGGCCGCCGACGGGACGGAGATTGCGCGCTACATGAGCGGCTTAAACGATACCGGATCGGTGTCAGTGAAGATGAGGGCCAGCGGCCTGGGCGCAGGGAGCTACGTCGTGAAGGGCCGCCATCGTCGGATCAGCGGCGCGTCGACGGTGGACACGGACGTTGCGCAGTTAGAAGCAATCGTGGTGCTGGAGTAAGATGTCGATGACAGAACCACTGTATCAGATAGTCGATGAGGACCATATCTCTGTCTGGATCCAGACGGAAAGCTACACGAAGTCGGAGGTCGTGGCAAAGATCGCCGACCTCGAAGATATTCTTGCCTTGTCGGACAATGAGAAGCAGATCATCGTTGAGTTATCGACGTGCGTGACGATCCAGGATCTAAACGAGAAGATAACGACCAGGCGTGACATGCTCGCGGCGATCCTCGCTTACTGGACAGCGCAGACGAAAGAGATTAACATGACCGTCGTGGACATGTAAACGGGAGATGAGATGACTGACGACAAGGAGACAAAGCAGCAGCCAGCCGGTGTCCCGGTGGAGCACGCCATAGTACCCGTTCCGTTCCAGACGATGCAGGCGATCACGAACTACCTGACGACGAAGCCCTACAACGAGGTCTCGCAGTTCATTCAGGCGCTGTCGCAAATCAAGGCGGTAGACGGGCGCTTACTGGAGAATCAGGAGGGGTAGCTGATGCCGTTCACGCAGCCCTGGTTCGAGGTCGACTTCGGCAGCGCGCACGCCGCCCTGGGGACTGTCGGCTATCGCCTTTACAAGAACGACGGCACCGACTCCGTCGCGCGCACGGCCGTCGGCGTGGTCGACATCAGCGGCACCGGATCCTACGGCGTGCCGTCGGTGAATGTGCCCGACGATGCAGTCGGCATCGAGTGGGACACTGGCGGCGGCTCGCCGGTCTACGCGGTCGAGGACATCGAGCCCTATCGGGATCGGCACGACATCTTGACTGACACGGCGGCGATGCAGCCGCTGGTCGACGTGGCGATCTCGACGCGCGCCACGCAGGCGCAGATCCTGTCAGACGCCACGCCGTTCGCTGGCGCGAACATCGACGCGACCATCAGCTCGCGAGCCACCCCGGCCGACGTCGCTGCGTCTACGGCGACCCTGCTCGCCCAGCATACGGCGACGCAGGCCGCCATCGCCGCGCTGAACGACCTGTCGATCGCTGACGTGCAGACGGCCATGACGAACCAGGGCTACACGGCAGTCAGGGCCGCGCTGCTCGACAACCTGACCGACCTCGATGCCTCGATTACTTCGGTCCTCGCGGCCATCGCTGCCTTGAACAACCTGTCGCAGGCTGACGTGCAGGCGGCCATGACGGCCCAGGGCTACACGGTCGGCCGGGCGGCGCTGCTCGACAATCTCGACGCCGCAGTGTCGGCCGTGATCGCGGCCATCGCTGCGCTGAACGACCTGTCGATCGCCGACGTGCAGACAGCTCTGACGAACCAGGGCTATACGGCAGCTCGCGCGCCGCTCCTCGACTACCTCGACGCGAGCATCGCTGCGATCCCGGCGGCCGTCGACGTCGTCTTGTCTGCTGCGCACGGGGCCGGCGCATGGGACGGCACGCTCGACCCCGGCCTGGTATGGGACCAGCTGCTGACAGGGCACACTGACCCCGGCTCGTTCGGCGAGGCCGTCGCGCTGATCAAGGCGAAGACCGACCTGCTGAACTTCATAGGCGGCGACGTGGTCTCGACTCTCGAT